TACTCGTTCCGTTTCTTTTTGTATTGGACATAGAGTGGAGCCTTCGCAGGTAGTTGTCCCGCCTCATATTGTACAATACCCTGTCCACTGTGTCCGTTGAGGGTGGTACGTGCGAGGAAGTCTTTGTTCCACTCTTGTGCGATTTTTGTATCAGTAGTCCATTCAGGGATGTTGATGAACATCTTCGGGAACACCTTGTTATGTCCATGTGTTACCTTCTCGAAGAAGTGCAGCTTGTTGGTACAATCAACCCAAGGCTTCTTATCAGTGTTGTTGATCCAATCCCAATCTGCGCTGCAGCCCCAGTTAATCACGTAGTCAGTCCAGCGGGGCTGGTAACGTAGTGAGTCCTTCCTGACACGAATGACAGGAATCTTGAGTGCCTTACGCAGGTTGGCAGCAAGCAGCTTGGCCGATGCACTACCGATGTTGTAAGGGATAATTGCTACACGTTTTGTATACATTATGCGGCATCCTGTTCAAGTAAATGTTTGAGATGTTCATCTGTTTCTACACACACGGGGCATTTCATTGACTTGATTTTGTTGTTCTTGTAACGAACCCAAAACTTACCCTCGTCAATGATCTCATCAATAAATGTACCACAATCATCACATGACCCGCCGTGTGCTTGGATCTCTGATGATGATACAATTACACCATTGCACGATTGATAGTATTCAATCTCTCTGATAGAATCCTTATTCAGGATAATCTTTGGGATACCATTCCGCCAAGATGCGCCGGAGATAGTGCCCTCAATGTAATCGGCTGTTACCAATCCGATATTGAGAGGTGTATTAGTTGCTTCAACGAGGACTTCGATTCCTTCTCCGTCGATTGTTTCTCCTCGAAAGTGGATGGTATCACCAATGATGGTGGTCGGTCATTGATGTAACCCAAAAGAAAAAGCGGAAAGGATTCGAGAATGTCGATACTAAGATCAGGAACCACAAGAACGGATGGGTATATGCCCGCGAGGGCATCGTTGAACCGCAGGACCTCCGTACTCAGGCGCTTAACGCTGCTTGGTGTGCTAATCTTCCTTTTGCTGCTATTGATCTGATCTGGAACGAGAAAGAGAATAAGTGCTACGTTCTGGAAGTCAACACAGCACCCGGCATTGATGGCACAACTCTTGAGAAGTACACCCAAGCTTTCCTTAAGGATATTCAGAAATGAAATTCAATAAAATTGTATATCAAAAGAACATCGGCGTTGAGGATCAGAACCTTGTCGTGAAATTCGCACATGCCCGGCTCGTCAATGGCCGTTGGAAAAACCAGTCAGATCTCAGCGAGTGTCGGGATTTCATGGGTGACTGCCTATATGCAACAGAGAAAAAGATGGCTGTTGATATCTATGGGTTTGAGTTTGACCCAAAGGCAACGCCACTGTACAAGAACAAAATGGCTATTGCCATTCAGTTTCCTGATGCCGAGACTAGGCAGAACTTTGTCACAAATCTGCCGTACTTCTGGCCCCAAGAGGAAGTTTTCAAGATGTTAGACAAGTGGAGGCTAGATCTAGATAACAACATCTGTGTACTTACCTTTAACAAGCTATGGAACAAGTCCATCTTTGGCCTGAGCTATCTCACATTCCTACTCAAGTGTATGTGTTATGAGCTAGACCTTAAGAAGGGTCTGTTTGAACAGATCAGTGCTATGACTTACAAGCAGACATGTACTTGGAGTAAGGATGTGGATATCCTGCCAATCAAGGAAGCAAGGTATGTGAAAGATACCCGCCAATACATTGACAAACTGAATCCTGTCATTAAAACCATCATGAAAAAACAGGGTACTGTGCATGGCATCATCGGTACAGAGGTCCACACTAACCGTGTGCACAATGGCACAGGCTTCTATTCCACATTCAAATGGAAAAAGACTGAGCCTTACAACCTGTTCAAGGAGCAAGGGAAATGAGTACACCTTACGAATGGAGACTAAATGAGATCGAGCAAAAAGCAGAACGGGCTGTTAGTCAGCTTTATAGGCTGGACGAGATGGGTAGCAGCGTGGATAGTCTGGAACGTACCATTGGGGAAGTTCGCGCCGACATTGATGGGCTACGCACTGAACTCCAAGCCCAAGCTGATCGAATCACCGCGCTTGAACAACAAGTAATTCTTATTCAGGAGCCACTTCAATGACAGAGATCGAATCCCTGCGCCAGCAACTCTCTGCGAAGGATGAAATCATCAGAAAGTTTCGTCGCGCCATTGGAGATCACTATGCGCCTAACGACTGTTACGCGACAGGCCCACTAACAGGAAACGACTTTCTGGACCTCGTTCAATGCCCGGCTTGTTCCGCAATCGAAGCATACGAAGAAGCACTCGCCACCACCAATGACCTATCAGGTTACATCCTGTGCGAGAAGGAGCCTGCCGGATGGTGCGGAACAAGTGGCGTCGGAGAATTTATTGTTTCCAAGTCTAAAGTATGGAACTTCTTGACAACTCCACTCTACCGCGCATGGGAGCCGAAATGAAACTATATCAAGTACCAAACAATACAATAGTACGCCTAAAAAGCACAGAGAGTGGCCCTCCTGCCTCTATTGAACCTGAGGTAGGGGAGGAGTATATGTTCAAGCATTGTGATGGCATGTACAGCCTCTGCTATGATTCTAAGAGCAATATAGTACATTTACCAGCATGGAGTGAAGTGGAGGTAGTAGAGTGAGTGGAAGATGCCGGAGTTGCAATACAGTATTAACAGATGAAGAAATGGTAGCACTTGATCCATTAACAGAAACCTATTACGACATGTGCTTTCGTTGTATTGGTCTTGGCGAGGAGGGGGAAGATGAGTTCGACGTGCCTGAAGTGTACGAAGAGGATTAACTTAGAGCAAGCTATTAAGGAACTACATAATCTTTGTCTTGAATCAGATCAATGGTGGATGATGAAAGAAGCTAGATTAATTCTGGAGAAATACAATGTCAACAGTAGAAAGACACGAACCATGTCCAAAGTGCAGGACGGACGGTCATGACAATACTGGAGATAATCTTGCTCGTTACGCTGATGGTGGTGCTTATTGTTTCAGGTGTGGCTATTATGAGACAGCGACGGGCCTTAAAAGTACAGCAGAGCTTCTTGGAGGAAGTGTTGGAAATAAACCACAACCTCGGCCAACATGCTATCTTCCTGCAGACATCACAACAGAGTTACCTGAAGAAGCTAGGGCTTACCTCGAAAAATATTCATTAACACCTCTTGACATTTCCAAAAACATGATTCTATGGTCAGAGGAATGGCAGGAAATTGTATTTCCATACTTTGTCAAGGGGGAATTAGTCGCTTGGCAAGGGCGAAAACTTAACATGAAAGGAACAGGAAAATGGCACTCACAAGGGGATCTGCAACAACTAATCTATATTCTGGGCAATCCATACCAACAGACACTGATACTTACGGAGGATATTATCTCCGCAATCAGGTGTGGTTCAGTACATACGACCGCCGCCCTGCCGTTGTTCGGGTCGATAATCAAAACAAAACTGCTACTCCAGCTAAACGAGAGATTCCACCGCGTTTTGATCTGGTTGGACAAGGACAAGGAGATGTACTCCCGCAAGATGTCTAAGTATGCAAGGGAGTTTGGCATGGACTGTCGTAGTATTGTCACAGATTTAGACCCAAAGGAGTATTCAGACAGCGAGATACTTGACATTATTCAAAAGGTGTGATAACAAATTAAGTACATCTGGGAGATTAAATGAAATATCCAGAACTATGGGAAAGAGCAAATCAATTCCAAGATAGAGTTGTTAATGAGGTACTTACACAATTTCCAATTAGAACTAATAGGCACAGGGCACTTGTATCTAGAGCAGCCAGTGGTGGGTCTTATAACAACTCAATACGATTGATGGCATACAAAGCTTTTCAAGAGGGAGAGGATGAAGATGCCTTGCTACAAATAGTCATACAACGAATTAAAGCCTACTATATTCGTATTTCAGAAAGGCATCAAGTAAAATCAACAAAAGAAGCTGATCTGGAATTTTATAGAGAAACCCAACAAAAACTAGGCAACACTTGACAAAGGGAGTTTTCTGTGGTATTTAAATATAAGTACTACGTAGTACTATGAGTAACTTAATACAACTATTAAAACCATTACTAACTAATAAAACATATAATAAATACTCCGTATATATAGAACCTTTAGTTAAAACCAATAAAGATATATATACGATCTTTAATTACCTGTCTAAGTTACAACAAAGGTATGAAAGGGATATCAGTATTGAAGAGTTATCCCTGTTTATTTTAGTTAACTGTCCTGAGAAGAACAAGGATGTTCTATCTCTCCTGTTGAAAGAACTTGCTGCTACCGAAGATACATCTGCTGTTTTTGAAGACATCATTGCTGACCTGTCGAACAGGCAACGTGCCTATGATGTGGCAATTGCTGCTCTAAGCGTATCAGAGGGCACAAAAGATTTTAGTGACCTGTTGGTATTGGCGGAGAATTTAAATGCAACCAAGAGCGTTTCTGATAGCTTTAAGGGGTACTTTGTGACCCATGACATCGAGGAAATATACAATGAACAAGAAAAGCACCCCGGATTACGATGGCGATTGCCGTGGCTCAATAGATCTTTGGGTTCCCTCAGGAAAGGTAACTTCGGCTTCATCTTTGCACGGCCAGAAACAGGTAAAACAACCTTTCTCTCCAGCGAAGCAACCTATTTTGCAGAACAAATTCAAGAGCAAGGTGGGGAACAGGGGCCGATAGTATGGTTCAACAACGAGCAGGAGGGTGCACAGGTACGGAAACGTATGTATCAATCATTGCTTGGGATGGATCGGCACCAAGTCGAATCGAATTTGTCAAGATCCCGACACATGTACGAGACTTTAGGTGGGAAGAACATCCTGCTCTACGACTCCGCTTCCATAAGTCGAAACCAAGTGGAGTTGGTATGTAAAGAGGTTAGTCCTAGCTTAGTTATCTTCGATCAGATTGATAAGATTCAGGGATTCGAGGGTGATCGTGAAGACTTGCACTTAGGTGCTATCTACATTTGGGCTCGTGAATTGGCTAAGACTTACTGCCCTGTTATTGGGGTTTGTCAAGCGGATGCCAGTGGTGAGGGTAAGAAGTTCCTTACTATGGACAACGTAGCGAATGCCAAGACAGCGAAGCAGGCGGAGGCAGATTGGATTCTTGGTATTGGTGCGGATCATGCAGAGGCCAATCAATTCCTGCGTTACTTTAACATTGTCAAGAATAAGCTTGATGGTGATGCAGATACCCTGCCAGAGCTACGGCATGGGCGTACAACGGTTCGTATTGAGCCAGAGATAGGGAGGTACTCAGAAGTATAATGGCTTTCTCATATGAAAAACGGCATGTAAAAATGCTGGCATTGTGGATCAGGTTATCAGGTATTCCTGAAGTGCATAAGAAAAAGTTATGTAAGGACATGATCCCACTAATGCTGCAAGATAACCCAACCATCAACTACAGGCAGTTCTACACTATGGCAGTAGGCGAGACCTATAAAGGAATAGACTATGACAAAGTTTGATATCCCTGTTAACTTTAAGGTAGCAGCAGAGACAGAGGAGGCAGCAGAGCAGAGTGTTCTTGCGTTTTTACGGATGGCAAAACTTGACTTTGGATTAACATATGGAATCACGGATACAGAACTCATTGAATTTTTTAATGAAGAGGGTGATGACGTTTGACGTTGAAACAACAACAACAAACAAAGGAAGTCCATTCACCCTGCGAAACAAGCTTGTCACCATTCAAATTAAAGACGGTGATAACCCAACCCGCGTGTTCAAACCTGAAGAGTTCCATGAGGTGCCCGCAATACTGCGATCAGCGTCAATGTTGGTGGCAACGAACGCCAAGTTTGACTTACACTGGCTCCAGAGGGAACTCGGCTTCATGGCACAGTCAATTTGGGACTGTCAACTGGCGGAATTTCTCCTAAGTAAACAACTCTGGATCTATCCAGACTTGGCTACGATGTGTGAGAAGTATGGTGTAGATAAGAAGTTAGACATAGTTAAGCTTGAGTATTGGGATAAGGGTATTGATACCGATGAGATTCCCTTCGATGTTCTTGCTGAGTATGGCGCAAGGGATGTGGATGCAACCTTTCAAGTGTTCCTTAAGCAGGTGGATATATTGACTTCTGAAAAGTCAAGCCTTTTTCAACTGTTTAGGGTGCAATGTAATGATCTGTTGTGTCTACAAGACATGGAATATAACGGCATCCTGTATGATGCAGAGGCATCACTAACAGCAGCAGAGGAATTAAATGAACAAATTGCACGAATTGATGCGGAGCTTCAAGCAAAGTATGGTATGGGAATTCCTATTAATTTTGATTCTAGGGACGACATTAGCACTCTGCTATACGGTGGTACTATTGGTGTGGATTCTAAAATCCCCATTGGTGTTTTTAAGACAGGGGCCAGAACGGGTGAAACAAAGTATAAAAACATTACGACAGAATATGCGTTCCCTAGACTGGTAGAACCACTAAAGGGATCTGAACTTAAGAAGGAGGGATTTTACAGTACAGATGCAGATACACTGGTATCCTTGAAGCCAGACAAAATGACAAGGCAACTTATCAATAAGCTCCTTGAGCGAGCAAAAGTCAAGAAGCTACAATCAACATACCTTACGGGATTCCCGAAGGTTATAGGAGTAATGGAATGGGAAAACAACATCCTACACAGCAATCTAAATCAGTGTTCAGTAGTGACGGGCCGCCTGTCCTCAACGAAACCCAACCAGCAGAACTTGCCGAAGGAGGCGAAGCGTCATTGCGTTACGAGGTACTGATGGACACCTTGCATAGTTTCTGTAGCGCAGTACAGACATATGGTATTGACTTCATCATCGAGAAACTTGAAGAACTTGAACCTATGTATCCACTACTAAAGGAGATGTAAATGGGATGGGAATTCGATTTCTCCACTTGGAGTAAGGAGGAAAAGGCTTTTTGGAAGTTTTGGCAAACACAGAAAGATCCTTGGCCCGGTGTATGCTCAGATGAATTTAAAGCTTGGCAATACAAAAAGCAAAAAACCAAAAAAATTACTAAAAAAATGTTGCCTTAAGGAGATGTAATTGATCGTTAACGTCGATGCTAAGTCCTTGGAATGGTGTACCTACTTATACCTAAGTCAAGATCCTGTTGGTATTGACGAATGGATTGGTGTTGTAGAAGATCCAACAAAGAATGATATCCACACTGCAAATCAAGTAGCCTTCAGCCTGCCATCACGGTTAGTCGCTAAGGTCTTTTTGTTCAGGTGGATCTATAGAGGATCGGCTTACGCATACTCAATGGACCCAGACTTCAGGCCTGTTAGCACTAGCTCAAAGTTCTGGCAGGAAGTGATTGACAAGTATTATCTGAAGTATCGCAAGATTGAGGAAACTCACTTACGGTACATCAGAGAAGCTACGACTACAGGAACTATTGTTAGTCCGTTAGGCAGGGAGTATGCGTTCACTCCAAAAGAAAAACGCGGGGAATTGATTTGGTCAGAGAACGATATCGTTAATTGGCCGAATCAGGGACTAGGTGCTGATGTTATGGCAGTAGCTCGGATTGCAGTTAGACAACGCTGGAAGCGTGCCGGTCTAAAGGGTAAGCTGATCTCAACTGTACATGATTCAATCGTCGCCGATGTCCCGGATAATGAGGTATCCGCTGCTGCGTCCCTTTTTGATTCTACGTTTAGGGAGTTACCAAAGCTGATATCTCAGACGTATGCCGTAGATTGGAATGTCCCAATGCTCGGTGAAGTGTCGATAGGTCCTAATATGTTGGACCTGACAGAAATTAAACTATAAGGAAATAGAATGTCCCAGATGATTATTAAAGTAATTGATGTAGAACAGGGTAAAGCAACATCTAAGGCAGGTAAGCCATATGACTTCCTAGATGTGTCTTTCAAGAACATGACCTTTCAAGAGAAAGTAGAAGCTAAGAAGATCTTCCCGTTTGGCGCTAAAGAAGTCTTTAGTACCCTGCAAAAAGCAGGGAAGGGAGATGTGTTCACAGTACTACGAGAGAAGGACAAAGAAGGATACTGGCAATGGGTTGGTATCGCAGCAGGGGAGGTAGAGATGGAAACAGGTACTACAGCAGCACCGGCAGGTGCGAAACCGGCAGGCGTAGCAACTAAGTCAACCTTTGAAACTCCAGAGGAACGGGCTAAGAAGCAAGTCTACATCATCAAACAATCGAGTATTGGTCATGCAATCGAAATCCTCAAGACTGATAAAAAGAACCCAACAGTTGAAGAAGTTCTCCATACTGCTGATGCTCTTGTTGATTACGTACTTGGTATTAACCTAGACGCTGATCCTGCTCAAGTTAACGAAGACATCCCCTACTAAAAACAAAAACACCCCCTTCGGGGGGTGCTATTGGAGCTTTTATGCAAGCATTAATTGATGGCGATATTGTAGCATTCCGATGCGCAGCAAGTGTCAAAGAAGATGAACCTGAGGAGTTAGCGATCTACCGAGTAGATGTGCTTATCCAACAGATCATTGAGGCCACTGACGCAACCAGTATGCGAGTATTCGTCAAGGGTAAGGGTAACTTCCGTTACAAGATCTATCCAGAGTACAAGGCCAATCGTAAGGATATGGTTGACCCAATCTGGCGTGAGTCCTGTCATCAACATCTACTTAAGGCGTATGAAGCTGAAGAAGCTCATGGCATGGAAGCAGATGATATGATGGGAATCAATCAGCAGGAGGAAGGGACGGTCATCTGCTCAATCGACAAAGATCTGCTAACCATCCCCGGACATCACTATAACTTTGTTAAGATTGAACATACTCACGTATCTAAGCAAGATGCACTACGTACATTCTACAAACAGATGATGATTGGTGATAAGTCAGACAATCTGATCGGTGTTGCTGGTCTTGGCCCTAAGAAGTCAGACAAGTTAATTGATCATCTTGATGATGAACAGGAGATGTTTGAAGTTGTTTATAACAAATATAATGAAGATGCACAGCGGTTCGTCACTAATGCGAATTGCTTTTGGATCTTACAAAATCCGGGGGAGCTATGGGTAAACCGACAACGCTTAACTTTACCAAGCCAATGCGAACAAGAGGTGGAAGCCGCATTGTCATTTACGAAGTCTTTGAGTCTGACTACATAAACGGTGCATACTACGATGAAGATAGTGATGTTTGGTATCCTGTCCAATGGGATTGGTATGGTAAATATTCAAACACACAATCTGCGCTTGACTTAATCAATAAGGTGATTCCTAATGGTAACAAAGCGGCGTAGTAGGCTAGAAGAACGATTCGAGAAGCTCCTGCAGCATTGGGATGTTGAGTACGAGTATGAGGTCACTAAGATTCCTTATATCATTCCTGAGTCCAATCATAAATACACAGTCGATTGGTCACTCATTAATGGTATGATGATCGAGACCAAAGGTTATCTGTCAGACTACGCAGAGCGTAAGAAGTATATTCTAATCAAGGAGCAGCATCCTGACTTAGATCTGCGCTTTGTGTTTGACAATGCTAACAAACTTTGCGGGGGGACCAAGATGACTCATGGTAAATGGGCTGAGAAGTATGGCTTTAAATACTGTGACATCAGGGACACTGAACAACTTCAATCATGGATGAGAGAATGACGACGCATTTAGTAATCCCTGACTCACAGGTTAAGTATGGAGAGTCATACGAGTTCCTGTCATGGATAGGTAAGTACATTGTAGAGAAGAAGCCTGATGTGATTGTGCATCTAGGCGACTTCGCAGATATGGAATCCCTGTCCAGTTATGATGTAGGTAAGAAGTCTTTTGAAGGAAAGAGGTATGTTAAGGATATCGCAGCGGCCAAGAACGCCATGGATGCGCTATTATCGCCCATCTCTGAGTTCAATGCGAAGGCCAAGCATAATAAAGAGAAGCAATATAAGCCACGAATGGTCCTTACACTTGGCAACCATGAAAACAGGATTACAAGGGCAATTGAAAATGATCCGAAACTTGAAGGACTTATAGGCTATCATGATCTACCTTACAAAGACTGGGAAGTTCATCCGTTTCTTAGCCCTGTATTTATTGATGGTGTTGCATATTGCCATTACTTTCCTACTGGTGTCTTGGGGCGACCCTCTACTTCAGCTAGTGTTATGGTTAGCAAACTTCATATGTCTTGCATCGCTGGTCATCAACAAGGACGACAGGTGGCCTATGGTAAAAGACCTGATGGGTCTAACATTACTTGCATCATCGCTGGTAGTTGCTACGAGCATGACGAAGGGTATCTAGACCATCAAACAAACAAACACTGGCGAGGTCTGGTCATGCTCCATGAAGTACAGGATGGATCATTTGATGAGATGTTCGTATAGGCTATTTGAAAGGAAAGTATGGTAATCCCTAAGCACTACGCAGATACTAAGCTAATGGATCTGCTGATTGAGAAGCGCATTCCCTTCGCAGAAGCTAACATCATGAAGTATGTAGCACGTTGGCGAGAGAAGGATGGTATGGCAGATCTATACAAAGCACGAGACTATCTAAATGCACTAATCGCACATGAGGAACTACTTAATGCAAGCAAATGATTACCAACAGAAAACAATTAGTACTGCAATTTATCCTGAAGCCGGGACTGGAAGCGATATGGAGATCTTCTATCTTTCCCTTGGCCTTACAAGTGAAGCTGGTGAAATCGCTGGCAAGGTTAAGAAGTATATCCGTGATGGGAAGCTAGATCCCGGTGCTATTGCTTATGAGCTAGGAGATGTAGCATGGTACCTCGCTCGGCTGGCGGATGCTATGGGATATTCCTTTGAGGAGATCCTGCAGATTAACTATTCAAAACTAACTAAACGTAAAGAAGAAGGAGTTCTAAGTGGATCAGGAGATTACCGCACTACGGCCAAAGACAGTCAATCACGAGAACAGTCTGTTGTGGGCCAGCTTGAAGCAGTGCATGGAAAACAACTCGGAGCTACGTGTGGCACTGCTGGATGCTGCTAAAGTAATTTCGGAACAAGCAGATTTGATTGTTGAACTACAGAGAAAGTACTATGTTTAATGTTGAGCTATTACAACTCACACCCAATGCCCTTGATTTTATCGGGGATTGTGCTGGTATTTGCTATAATTCTAAGCGCGAAACTGGAGCAAACATTAAGAGAGCAATTGCTTGTAAGGACAAAGGACATCTTGCTACTCTTAGGTTCGCACATGCTACTTTTCATATCAGCGGCATCTCTCGTATTTGCAGTCATCAGACAGGAGACTGCCCTTTTTGTTAGTTCGGCCCATTCTTCCCTCGTATCTTCCTCTGCCCGTAGTAGAAAGCAGTTGTTGAAATAGCTATTACCACGACCAGCATACCAGAGATAACGACCGCCGGGGATTAGCTTCTGTTCCTTGATATACTGAGTAAGCTGAGACCTATCTGTGGCGCTCATCAGTGGCTTATCTTTTCCCCAGCGTGTCCCACACACATCCTCAACTACGCGCTCTGCTAGGGCGTCCCATGTGTCTTCTGGGCCCTGTGCATATTTAGTCCTGAAGATCGTCTCTGCGAAACTGTTCTTGAATCGTTGCACGTGCATTATATTCCCTCACTTGTTGTTTTAAGTCTAGCTCTTTTATGTGATTAAGGAGGCACTTCTTTACTGCCCTTCCCTCATGCTTCAACTGATTAGTCGGGTTCGTTGGA